CGAATGTCTCTTTGACTTCAGTGAAAAACTATCTAATGGTTCCATTTTAACGTGGATTGACTGTATGGATTTCTTGTCGACTTGTCTGGCTTGGCCTAGTGAACAATTTACTACGTTTGCAAAGTACCACACCGCTTGCCCTATGGCTGACTACCTTCATAATAGTCTACCACCCTGTCCATCACTAGAATTCTTTCCCTCAAAGAATTCCTATTTGATCTGGCGGGGAAAGGTTAAGGTGTTCCTAAAACAGAGGATCTCTTGTTTCAACAAAAGAAATACTCCTCTCGTTTGGACTCTCTTACAGGGTGTTAAGCGTGCTACTCGCATTGTGGATAAGGGCTTCATTGTAAAGTCACTGGCTGATCACGCAAAAATTCTCTCAACTCCACCTGAGTTTGACGGGTTTGTCGTGAATCAACAATATGGGATCTACTTTGATCTGGTCTTCTCACCCCTGGTGGACAGTCTTACACGTGCGTATGATGCTGACTTGAGTCACACATGCGACGTTAAGTTTTCTGATCCAGTCAGATGGGATTGCCAGTCATATACACACACTCCTAACTTGGATAAGATTGTTTCAAGACAAATCTTAGAACCCTCCGGTTCCGCTTCCCATGAGCGTCCAAGATCCAAAGGAGGTGGTAGATCACTTATTCGTGAGTTTGCATCGTACCTCGAAAATGAGGATGGTGGCGATGACGATTTTCTTGAACGAGGTTTCAGAGGAAGTCTCTACCGGATGGTAGAGACCTCTCCAGGTGTTGTTGAGTCAGTTTATTCTGACGCCCCAACTATGGATGAGTCTGTTATCTTGAACATGAAGAAATATGTCACGTTTCACTCTTCGAAGCAGGTCTGTTCAACCGTGCACCCTATACTCGAACCTCTAAAGGTTCGTCTGATTACGAAATCAGAATCATTACCTCAGTACCTCTCTAAGAGGGTTCAAAAGGACATGTGGTCCTACCTACAAACACTTCCCTCTATGTGTTTAACAGGTAGACCTTTATCCTCTACTGATTTGATTAGTTTGGTGTCACAGGAAACAGATCTCTTCTCCTCGTTTGTTGAGGGTCCGACCTCTGATTGGGATTTTAGACTTCCAATAGAGGGCGGTGAAGCCGGTGGTTTCTGGGTTTCGGGTGATTATAAGGCGGCTACTGATGGCCTGAACATTAATATGACCAAGGGAATCTTCGAGAAGTTCCTATCCATTATGCCATATGGCTTTAAGGATAAAGATATTTTCCGTTCAATTTTATATGAACAGAATCTTCAATATCC